AAAACTTGTTAGGAATCGAGCTATCTAAAGTAGAATTAGCTCAGATGACCTTAGAGAATGGTACTGTTCTTGAGGCTGAAGAGTTCGCACCAGAACAAGAGGTATTCATCGTTACGGAAGAGGATAAGATCGCTCTACCTGTCGGTGAGTATGCTATGGAAGATGGTCGAATCCTTGTAGTTGAAGAAGAGGGTATCATTAAAGAGATCAAAGCCCAAGAATCTGAAGCTCCTGTGGAAGAGGTAGAAGTTGAAGCTGCTGAAGAAGTAGTTGAAGAGTCTCCTGTTGCTGAGGTAGTAGAGGAAGAAATGGGGTATGTTAAAAAAGAAGAGTTCAAAGCTGCACTCGAAGAAGTTAAGTCAATGATTGACGAGATTCGAGTAATTGTGGACGAGAAGAAAGAAAAAGAAGAAATGGAAGCTCAAGTTAAAGAAGAGTTATCTGCTACTCCTGCTTCTGCTCCTCTAAAGCACAATCCAGAAGCTAAGGCTCAAAAAGAAATGTTCAGTTATTCGAACAAAAGAGAAGGCTCTACACGAGATAGAGTACTTTCTAAAATTGCAAACTTTAAATAAATCAAATAAAAAATGGCTACAACTACATCAATCACTACTACTTACGCAGGTGAATTTGCAGGGAAGTATATCGCTGCTGCACTTCTAAGTGGTAAAACTATCGAAGATGGTGCAATCGAGGTAAAACCAAATATTGCATTTAAAGAAGTTATCAAAAAAGTTGCTACTGATGCTAACGTAATCAAAGACTCTACTTGCGACTTTGCTGATACTGCAACTGTAACTCTAACTGAGAGAATCCTTCAACCTGAAGAGTTCCAAGTAAACTTAGAGTTCTGTAAAAAAGACTTCCGCTCTGATTGGGAAGCAGTACAAATGGGTTACTCTGCATTTGACAACCTACCTCCTTCATTCTCTGATTTCATTATCAGCCACGTTGCAGGATTAGTTGCTGAGAAAACTGAACAAAACATTTGGGGTGGAGTAAACGCTACCGCAGGTGAGTTTGATGGATTCACAGTTCTTATGGCTGCTGACGGAGATGTAAACGATGCTGCTAACGGATCTGAGACTTCTTTCACCGCTTCTAACATCATCACTCTATTAGGAAACACAGTAGATGCACTTCCTTCTTCAGTTATCGGAAAAGAGGATTTAACTATCTACGTTCCTACTGTTGCTTACCAAGCGTATATCCGTGCCTTAGGTGGTTTCGGTTCTAACGGACTTGGTGCTGCGGGTATTGGAGCACAAGGTACTCAATGGTTCAACAACAACAATGCACTTTCTTTCGAAGGTATCAAAGTTCAACTTGCTCCTGGAATGCCAACTGACCACATCGTAGCAGGACAGAAATCTAACCTATACTTCGGTACAGGATTATTATCTGATCACAACGAAGTTAAATTACTTGATATCGCTGATCTTGACGGGTCTCAAAACGTACGAGTAATTATGCGTTTTACTGCAGGTGTACAATATGGTATCGGTTCTGACCTTGCCTTATTAACTCTTGCATAAGAAATAAAATTGTCTAATCATAAAAGGGGTGGGTAAGCCAAATGTGAGCCTACCTGCCCTTTTTTAATACTTATAAAATACTATGGCTTGTTCATTATCACTAACGGGAAGACAATACCCTTGTGCTAAAGCAGTAGGTGGTCTTAAGAAGATTTACTTTGCAGCTTTCGTAGAGGGAGGTCTAACCATAACTGCGGGAGCGGTGGATGGAACTTGGTATGGGTATGATTTAAGAGGCGCATCTTCTGTTGAGACTGCTATTAATGGTTCAAGAGAAAACAACTCTATGTTCTATACTCAGACCGTAAACATTCAGCTTCCATTACTTGACTCTGCAACTCAAGACGAAATCAAACTATTAGCTGCTGCAAGACCTCACATCGTAGTTGAGGATTATAACGGTCAGCAAATGGTAGTAGGACTTGAGAACGGAGCAGACCTTACAGGAGGTACTCTTGCAACGGGTGCTGCTATGGGAGATTACTCAGGATTCACTTTAACTTTTGAAGCTCTTGAGAAAAACCCACCTGCATTCTTAGATGATTTAGTTACTGACTCAGCTTCATCACCAATAGAACCTGCGGTATCACCTGCATCATAACCTAACCAATATAAGGATAATTAAGGGGAGCAATATGCTCCCTTTTTTTATGCTTGAATGCAAAAGGCACACCTTTAAGCGTTATATAGATATAAAGGAATAAAATGATAATCTTAACAACAAGCGTATCAGAGCAAACTATACGGGTGATACCGAGAAGTTATCCAGATGATGTTGTACTTATTCTAAGAGATGATTCTACTAACACCTCAACTACCTATACTCTTGATTCAATGGAGTGGGAGAACTCAGACGAGGAGTGGCAATCAGTAGATATGAATTGGAATAGTGCAGGAGGATATTATGAGGAGAATGGTTACTTGGTTATCAATAACTCATATAGTTTAACTGAGAATAGATTTTACGATTTGACAATAACAGATGGGTCAAGCGTTATATATAAAGATAAGATTTTCTGTACCGATCAGACAATTACTGACTACTCTGTAAACGATGGAGTATATACAACAGAGAATACTTACGATAATGAATATATCATAATATGAGCGTAAAGAAAGAAAAGAGTTATAACGATCTAAGAGTCGTAAACTTCAATGCCTATACATCTCCAAAGATTGTAGAGCAGAAGAACAGAGATTGGGTAAGCTACGGAGAGGATAACAATTACTTTCAGTACTTAATTGATAGGTACAACGGAAGCCCTACTAATAACGCTATTATAAACGGTATCTCTGAGATGATTTATGGTAAAGGATTGGATGCTACCGATTCTTCTCGTAAACCAGATGGGTACGCACAAATGAAGTCTTTATTTTCTAAGGACTGTGTAAGAAAGTTAGCGTATGATTTAAAACTAATGGGTGGATGTGCTATGCAAGTAGTGTACTCTAAAGATCACTCAAGAATCGTACAAGTAGAACACTTCCCTGTTGAGACTCTAAGAGCTGAGAAATGTAACGATGATGGAGATATCGAGGCTTACTACTATATGTCTGATTGGACTAAGTTAAAGCCTTCTGATAAGCCTATGCGCATTCCTGCGTTTGGTTTCTCACAAGAGGGTGTAGAAATCCTTTACGTTAAGCCTTATCGAGCAGGATTCTATTACTACTCACCTGTGGATTATCAAGGAGGGTTACAGTACGCTGAATTAGAAGAGGAGATAAGCAACTATCACCTAAACAACATAATGAACGGACTTGCTCCTTCAATGCTTATTAACTTCAACAACGGAGTTCCTAACGAAGAAGAGCGAACCTTAATCGAGCAGAGAATATATCAGAAGTTCTCAGGTTCAAGCAACGCAGGTAAATTTATTCTTGCTTTTAATGACAATGCGGAAACGGCAGCTTCTATTGAGCCTGTTCAATTAAGTGATGCACACAATCAGTATCAGTTCTTATCAGATGAGAGTATGCGTAAGATTATGGTAGCTCATAGGGTCGTTTCTCCGATGCTTTTAGGTATCAAAGATAATTCAGGGTTAGGTAACAATGCAGAGGAGCTTAAAACGGCTTCTACGCTTATGGATAACACAGTTATCAGACCGTTCCAGACACTACTTATTGATGCCTTTGAAAAAGTATTAGCTTTCAACAATGTAACGCTTCACTTATACTTTAAGGCACTACAACCTCTTGAGTTTACAGAATTAGACAATGCGATTACTAAAGAGCAAGTCGAAGAAGAGACAGGAGTTAAAATGTCAAGCGATAAGCCTGAGGTTTCTGATGAGGACTTAGATAAATTATTCGAGGCTTTAGAAGAGTACGGAGAAGATGAGGATTTAGACGAGTGGGAACTTGTAGATGAGCGACCTGTGGATTATGAGCAAGAAGAGAGCTTAGATAAGATGATCGGACTTGCATCTACGGGTAGAGCTAACCCTAATGCAGATAGTGAGCAAGATATTGCCTTATTCAAAGTAAGATATCAGTATGCACCTCTTAGAGCATCAAGCAATTCAAGAGAGTTCTGTCGAAAGATGGTAAACGCTAAGAAGATATATCGTAAAGAGGATATTGAAAGAATGTCAAGTCAAGCGGTAAACGCAGGATTTGGAGTAGGAGGAGCAGCAACATACGATATATGGCTATACAAAGGTGGAGCAAGATGTCATCACTTCTGGATGCGTAAGACTTACTTTAGAAAGCGTAATCCTCAAGGGCAGTTCCTACCAGAAGAAGGATTAAAAAACGATAAACAAGTATCGGTAAACGAAGCGAGAAGAGCAGGATTTACACCTCCTGTAAATGACCCTAAGGTAGCTACTCGACCTGTCGATATGCCGAATGAAGGATTTGTAAACCCAAGATAAGATGGCAGTAGCATTATTTATAAAAAGAGAAGATTTAGTACGCAATAGTATCTTAGATGGGAATGTAGATACTGATAAGTTCATTCAATTTATCAAGATCGCACAAGAGATTCATATTAGAAACTATTTAGGAACTGATTTATACAACAAGATAAGTGCGGATATTATCGCAGGAACATTAAGTGGTGATTACTTAGAGCTGACAAACACTTATATCCAACCGATGCTTATTCACTACGCTATGGTAGATTATTTACCATTTAGTGCGTATCAGATTAAGAACGGAGGGGTATTTAAGCATATCTCAGAGAATGCAGAGTCAGCTACTAAAGAGGAGATTGATTACTTAGTACAGAGAGAGCGAGATATTGCAGAGTATTACACTCGTAGGTTTATTGACTATATGAGCTTTAATCAAGAATCGTTCCCTGAGTACTACACGAATAGTAACGATGATATTCACCCAGATACAGATGCAACATTCAACGGATGGGTATTATGAGTAAAGATAAAGGGTATAAGCCCAAGACTGAGAACATAGTTAAACTAAAGAAATTCTTAAAGACAAAGAATGTTACCATACCAAAAAAATAACATAGGATGGGGTTCGGTCTATCTGATAGACGATGTAGTAGATGGTGCAGTAGATACGTTCGCTGATCTTGCTACTGTCCAGAAATTGACAGAGGGTGAGATATACTTAGTAAAAACTACTACGGGTATTATTGGTATTAATCGCAAACAAAAGGGTTTGTATCGTTATAATGGTAGTGGATGGGACTTAATGCAAACCGAGATGCTTGGCTCATTAGTTGCTTTTAATAACACAGATACGAATATAACGGCAACGACTGTGCAAGATGCGATCAAAGAAGTGAATAGTAAAATCGGTTATTGGGACTCAGAACCTTAAAAATTTAGATAAATAAAAATATGGCTACTTTAACAAACACAAAGATTAAAGACACATACGATGGTCTTTTAAAAACAACAACAAACGAGGCGATAGCTGCTTCGGGTGTTACCTTGATTGAGGATGGTTTAGGTAATGCTTCTGCTCTTTCAGTTGGTAGAGCAAATAACGGGGTAACTATTACAGGGAGTTTAAATGCGACTCTTGCTACTGCTGCTCAACCTAATATCACTTCAGTAGGTACTTTATCGAGTCTTGCAGTTTCAGGAGATTTAAATGTAGATTCAGGTACTTTGTTCGTTGATGCTTCTGCAAATTCAGTTGGTATAGGCACAATAACTCCGCTTTCTTTATCAGGTTCGAATCTTAGTATTGTTTCTTCAGGTAATGTTAGATTACAATTAGATTCAACAAATGATTACAGAATCTTATCTAATACTACGGGAAACTTTGCTATTCAAGATTCTACCAACTCATCTGATAAATTTACAATTACAGGTACAGGAGAATTTCAGTTTAGAAACAACTCTTCTGAAGTAATGCGCATAGACTCTTCGGGTAATGTAGGGATAGGAACTTCGAGTCCAAGAACTAAAACGCATATATCGGGATTAACTTCAAATGATAATCCATCTTTAGGCTCTTCTACTGCACCATTATTTGTTAGTAATACGGCTAATTCTTATGGATTAAATGTGGGGGTTAATAATGGAGGTGCTTCTTGGTTACAGGCACAAAGTAATACTTCTGCTACTGCTTATGATTTGTTATTAAATCCTCTTGATGGTAATGTTTTGATTGGTACTACAGGAATTCCTAATGGAACTTCTACTTATGGAGCAGGATTCGTTCCTACAACAAACGACAGAGTTACATTAAGATTAGCAACAAGTGATTCAACCGCAAATACTTTAGCGATATTTTACAATCCTAATGGTAGTGTTGGTAGTATTTCAGTAAGCGGTTCTTCTACATCTTACAACACTTCTTCTGACTACAGACTAAAAGAGAATGTAGTACCAATGGAAGGTGCTTTAGACAGAGTAGATGCGCTTAAACCTTCTCGCTTTAACTTTATTGCTGACCCTGAAAAAACAGTAGATGGTTTCTTAGCACACGAAGTAGCTGAGGTAATTCCTGAGGCTATCACAGGAGAAAAAGATGCAGTAGATGAAGAAGGAAATCCTATTTATCAAGGTATCGACCAATCTAAAATCGTTCCACTATTAGTAGGAGCAATACGAGAACTTAAAGCAGAAATCGAATCATTAAAATCACAAATAAATGGCTAACACTTACCTATATCGACATATAAGAAAGGACACCAATCAGGTGTTCTATGTCGGTGTTGGTACGGGTAGAAATTACGAGCGAGCTAAGACCAAATCAGGAAGGAATCCAATATGGCATAAGATAGTCGGTAAGACTGATTATGAAGTTGAAATAATGTTAGATGAATTAGAGCGTGAAATTGCTTTAGAGAAAGAAAAGGAGTTCATCGAGAGATATGGTCGAATAGATTTAGGTACGGGTACTTTAGCCAATCTTACCGATGGTGGCGATGGATGCATAGGATTCTCTGATGAAGTCAAGAAGAAGATGAGTAAGGCTCAGAAGGGTAATCAGAAATGGAAACTAAGAAAGAGCAATGAACATTCAAGAAGGCTTGGGTTATCTAATAGAGGAAAGAAGATGTCTGATGAATTTAAACGCAAAGTATCAGAGAGCGGTAAAAAACCCGTTGCTCAATATACATTAGATGGAGAGTTTATTAGACAATACGATTCTATGAAAGCAACTGAAGAGTATGGATTCACTAAGAGTCGAGTTGGCGAAGTTTGTAATGGCAAGCGTAAATACCACAAAGGATATATTTTTAAACTTATAAATAAGCAATAATGGCAAACACCTATCGTTTTGTAATCTCAGGATTACACGCTAAGATTCAAGAAGGAGAACTATCAAATGTTATCGAGAGTGTACATTGGAGATACCAAGCAGAAGATGCAGATGGTAATATCGCTGATGTATATGGCTCAGTAGGACTTGAAGCACCTGATGCAGAATCATTCGTAGCACACGAAGACTTAACACAAGCAGATGTAGAGGCTTGGTTAGAGGCTAAACTTGATGTAGAAAGTCTTAAAGCAGGACTTGATGCTAAGTTAGAGGCTATCGCTAATCCTACGCATCACACTATCAGTTTAGTAGCTGAATAATTAGTATATTGTAGCAAATTATATATTATGCCACAATTAGAAGAAAACTTTGTAGAACAATTAAGAGAGCAAGAATCTAAAAAGAACGCAATCTTACACGATCTTGGTGTTCTGGAAACCCAGAAGCACAATCTACTACACGCTTTTGCAAACATTCAAGCAGAGCAAGAGAAATTAAAAGTAGAGATTGAGGACAAGCACGGTAAGATCAATGTAAACTTAGAGGATGGCTCTTTTGTAGAAATCGAGGGGGACGAATAGTCCCCTTTAAACTATGAGTATAGACAATAAGATAAGTTTTTTTGCAGGGTATATCTTCACCGCAGCGACATCGGTAAGCCTTCTTGGATTTGTAAATGCAGCTATTATTGGTTTAATAGGGGGATTCTTTGGACTCTTAGGTAAGGAAGTGTACTATTATGTAAAAGGCGAGATAAAAGACAAATTTAATGACAAGGCTAAATGATGACTCTTCTTTATCAATTAACATTAAGTGGCTCATTCAGATAGTTATCTTAGTGGGTACTGCGGTGTACTTATACTTTGGGCTTGAGAATCGAATCGCAGATAATGAAGATGAGCTAAAGAGCCTGAGATACAATCAGAACACTTATATCTTCCCTGATATTCGAGTCTTAGAGAATGAGGTAATAGGCTTCAAACTTGAAAGAGAAAGAGTAAGAAAAGATATACAACGATTAAGAGAATTGGTTAATGATTAACTACTTTAAATATCACGAGTTCGACTCTCCTTTGCAACAAGGTAGCGGTCAGTTGATGGATAAGGGATTCTTATATGCTCTTAACCAAGCAAGACACATCGCAGGTATTCCTTTTGAGATCACAAGCGGATTTAAATAGAAGCGGACATCGAGAGGCTTGAGAAGCAAGGTTATAAGGTTTCTAAGAACTCTTCACATCTTAAAGGACTTGCAGCAGACATCGCTTGTGAAAGTGGCTCAGATAGGCTTAAAATAGTTTCTGCACTTATAGAAGCAGGATTTACTCGTATAGGAATAGCTAATACTTTTATTCATTGCGATACGGATTCTGATAAACCTAATTCAATTTGGACTTACTAATGAAAAAACCATTTAAAGAAACTAAAGTAGGAAAGCTACTTGGAAAAGCTACGGGATTACTACCTGATGAGGGATTATTAGGAGTTGTAAAGAACCTTATTGATAACGATGAGGAACTAACACCTGAAGAAAGAGAAGAAGTAAAGAAATGGGTAGTAGAGGCTTATAATGCTGAGGTAGCAGATAGAGATTCAGCTCGTAACAGAGAAATAGAAATCGCTAAGGCAGGTAAGAACGATTGGCTATTCAACATCACAGGGTTAGTAGGTCTTGGAGCTTTTGGAGTTATTATCTGGGCGATTCTTGCTTTAGATATTCCTGAAACTAATAAAGAACTTTTCTATCATCTTATAGGTATCGTAGAAGGTGTGTCACTAAGTATCTTTGGATATTATTTTGGTACTTCTATGAAAGATAATCAAAAATAGTTTATATTTGGCTTTGTAGCTTATGCGTCTAACAACTCGGTTCGGCTACAAACTTAAAGGTGCAAGAATGGGGAGCAGACATAGCACTACCTCAACCGTAAGCTAAACGAGGGTCTGTACTACATAGGAGTAGTGGAATTAGCGAGAGTATTTAACCTATTAAAGATACTCACCCGTAATGTGTCCGACATCTGTGGAAGCATAACTTGGGTATGGTAAAGTAGGGCAACCTATACCCATTTGTGAACCAACAAACTATAAAAGCATAACTTAATATCTTAATCTAACTATGACACTAAGAGAACAAATTGACCAAGTAGTAAAGAGTAAACTTAGTGATAGAGAAAAGGTAGATGAGTTATTTAGGATAGACTGTAAGATGTACACAGAGTTAGGTACTGATAGTACTAAGAGTGAAGTAGAAGAAACTAAGAAGAACTCACGCATTATTTACAGAGCAGTAAGAGAGATAGATTTCTGGTTAGGCTCTGCTTGTTTAAGAACCCAAGATGATAAGAAGAAAGCCCAATAGAAGCAAAGTACCTGCTCCTAAGAAACCTTCACGATCTAAGATAGTACAGAAGTTAGATACTATATTTTCTCTTTATATACGAACTAAACACGCTAAGAATGGAGTTTGTACTTGTTGTACCTGTGGGAGAAAGTTCGAGATTAAGAAAATCCAAGCAGGACACTTTCAATCCCGTAAACACTATTCTACACGATGGGATGAGCTTAATGTGCATCCACAATGCCCTAAGTGTAATGTATTCTCACAAGGGGAGCAGTATGAGTACTCTAAGTTTCTGGATAGAACTTACGGAGAGGGTACTGCCGATTCGATGGTGGAGAAAGCACGAGAGATCGTAAAGTTCTCTACGCACGAGCTGAATGAAATGATTGAGCATTATCAAAAAGAATTGAAACGATTATCAAAATAAATAAACAAATAGGCTTATATTAGATGAGTCTTAATTCTGTCTTTGTCTGTGAAGGGGGGTAGCCGTAAAAAGTTGCTCCTCTTTTTTTTGCAATTTACTTTGCTATATCAGAAAGTTTTATATATTTGTTAAAAATCAAATCACAGACAAATGGAAAACACAATTAAGGTAGATGCTAAGACACTCTACAATCAGAGCAGAATCACATTAGAGATATGTGAGGACATTCTTAATCGCACTTGCTTTCATAGAAAGAGTGAGTACGAGCTAAGATTAGAAGAGGGAAAGATTATTTTAGATATCTTTACTCAACCATCGGTTACCGAGTACGAAATATTTGACAATCATTTAGGAATTTAGACAATGGACTCAATTAGACAATTTGAAGAACGCTCCTTTAAAGAGCAACTACAATCCTTAGATAAGCTAAGGGAAGAAAACACCTCAGGACTATTCGAAGTAATTGGAATGAAAAACAAAAGATTAACATACCAAGAAGCAAGAATAGAAGCCTTAGAAAGAGAAGTCGAAAAGCTGAACATCGAAAAATTAAATTTAGAATATCAATTAAAACAAGCACAAGATGCAATTAACAAGTAGAATTACTACGATCGCTCCTAATGGAGAGTGGTCAAACGGACAGAGAACATTTAATAAGTACAGAGTTACTTTTGCAAATGGAGACAACCTAAGCTTCTTAGCAGTAGGTGATTTTAAAGGACAAGTAGGCGAGAATCTAACTTACCAGAAAAATGAAAGTAACCAAACAGGAAAAGTCGTTAGAGAAAACAACTACCAACAAGGCAACTATTCTGCACCTCAGAATACGCAAAGCAAGAAAGAAGATACGCAAACGTATATCATTAGGCAGTCGATGATTAAAGCTGCGATTGACTATCACGCTTTACAAGCACACGGACATACATCTGAGAACGATGTGATTAATACCGCAAGAAATTTTGTAAACTTCATCAATAATGGATAATAATAATAGTATGAATATTAAAGGAAAGATCAAAGTAATCGGAAGCACTAAGACTTTCGGTAGTGGATTTACTAAAAGAGACTTAGTAGTAACTACTCAAGAGAAGTACCCACAAGATATCTTAGTAGAGTTCACTAAAGACAACTGTGAAGCTCTAAGTAATTATAATATCGGAGATGAGGTAGAGGTAGCTATCAATCTAAGAGGTAGAGAGTGGACATCACCACAAGGCGAAGTAAAGTACTTCAACTCTATTCAAGGATGGAAGATAGCAGGAGCTGAATCGGAAGTAACCGTAGAGGCATACTCTCCAGATAGAGATGATGACCTACCGTTTTAATTTAAGGGGGAGCTGACTACTCCCCTTTTTTATTATCTTTAAGACAAAAGACAACCAATGATAGTAAACATAGCAAAGACATTAGACCAACTAAACGACATACGAACAGGCAAAATAAAAGAAGGACTCAAGTTAGGAATCGAAGAGATAGATACCTACTTCAGATTTAAAAAAGGATTCACAGTAATACTTGGACACGCTAATACAGGTAAGACTCAAACGATGTTATACTTAATGTTTCTATACACGCTAAAGCATAAGATTAAGTGGCTGATTTTCTCCTCTGAGAATCAACCCTACTCTTTGTATAGAAAACTAATTGAGTTTGATACAGGATTACCTATTAATAAGATTCCAGAGGCTGAGATGCGCAAGAGACTGATAATGTTGGCTCAGTATATTCAGATCATCGACCCAAGTGAAATGTTCACATATAAGACACTACTATCGGAAGCTAAGGAGGTTAAGAAGAAGTTTAACTATGATGGATTTTTGATAGACCCTTATAACTCCTTAGTAACCGATGTAGCTGCTGCGAAGTTAGGTAAGCACGAATACGATTACTTAGCAACAACTGAGTTTAGACAGTTCTGTACCGAGAACAAGTGTGCGATATGGCTAAACACTCACGCTAATACAGAAGCACTTAGAAAGCAACATACGGCTTCTCATCCATACGCAGGACATCCTATTCCACCAATGGCAAGTGATGTAGAAGGAGGGGGTAAGTTTATCAATAGAGCTGATGACTTCCTTGTGATTCATCGTTACTTGGCTCATCCTACTGATTGGATGTATTCACACTTACACATAAAAAAAATAAAGGATATTGATTCTGGAGGTAAGCCTACTCCACTTGACGAGGGAATACAACTTAGATCAGTACCTAACAATGTGGGTTATTCAATAGATGGTACAAACCTCGTACAAAAGATAAAACAACAATTAACCAATTAAATATGATTATTCAATTCGGAGAGTATCAAGTGAATATCCAACTCGTACCTGCTTATGGGTTAGGGTTAGGCTACTTGTACTACAATCCACTATTAGAACCAGACACAGACGAAATAGACGAAGAAGAGTTTTTTGAAAGACACACAATCTTGATAACCTTCTTTGCACTAATCGTCAATGTATGGAAATCTTAGAGAAGTTATTTAAACGACATAAGGATTGGTGTAACATCGTAGAGAGCTTCGGATGTAACTCTGATACCGCAGAGGATATCGTGCAAGAGATGTATCTTAAAATCGGTAAGTTAGTAGCTAACGGAAAGGATATCTCTTTCGGTGATGATGTAAATCACTTCTATATCTTTAGGACGCTTACAACACTATTCTTAGATCACAAGCGAAAAGACAATCGTTCTGGAGAGGTCTTAGAAGAAATAGAAGCGGAACAAGAAGAAGAGGTAAACTACGATGTGAAGTATCAGAAGATATTAGATGCACTCGAAGAGTTGTATTGGTACGATAGAAAGGTATTCGAGATTGTAGAGAACGGAGAGAGTATCTCAGAGCTGAGTAGAAAAACCAATATCAGTTACTACTCACTATACAACACTTACAAGAAAGTAAAGAAGTATTTAAAAAGTAAACTATGAAAATACTAAAGAGTATAGGATGTTATGTTAAACTTGGAACGATGGTACACGCAATTACTGAGCTGCTTACTTTTGGTAATGCGTATGCAGTTGCATTCTGGATTGCAAGACAATTCGGTAAAGACGATTGCGGATGTCATAAACGAGAGCTTTTTCTTAATTGTTTAACCTGCAAAGAGGAGTGCGATGAGTGAAGAGGACTTTGAGTTATGGCAAGAAGCTAAACCTAAACGGACGGCTACTTACTATCAAAGAACTGTAATGGCTGATCTGATGACTAAATACTACGGAGTGAAGCATAAAGTACCTTGTGCTTGTCCGAGTACGATACGAGAAATAATAGGACAATTAGATAAACTGAATGACAATAGATAGAGTACACATATTAGAACAAGCAATAGTAAACATACT